AATTTTAATAGTTTCTGATAAAAATTGTCCTTTTTTACTAGTACTATATCCTTTTAATCCTTTATTCCAAGGAATAAACCCTAGTTTAAATTGATTTTTTATAGAATTTTCAGTTTTACCTACATTATCTTTTAATATTTTAGGTCTAGCAATTCCATAATTCCAAGGTTTTTGTCCTTTTTTAAAAGATGTTTGATTACCTATAGTTAAACCATCTCCACCAGAAGTATGATTAACAAGATTAAATCCCCATTGTCTAAATTGTTCAATCCAAAATTTTTCCCAATACTTCCATTCTGACTCATTTATTTCATCAAGAATATTCATCACAGGTTTTAAACCTTGATTTCTTAAACTATTTACCCAATTTCTTTTATGACTATGTTGATTATGTAATCTATTACAATGATTATGAAATCTTTCTTTTGGGTTTTTAGTTTTGCCTATATATCTAACTTGTTTAGTTATAGGATGTTCTAATGTGTAGATATATACAGTCATAATATTTTTTTACAAAGGTATATAATATATATTTAATATGCAAACTTACCGGCATCTATTTTACCGCTTATTCCTATTATCATAAATTAAAGTTTATTAGTTTATCATCAATATTGTCAAAGATACCATTTGTTTTATAATTACTACCATAAAATCCCCAACAGGAGTCTATTTCCTCTTCATGTTCATGACCATAATCACACTTAGTTATCTTCATTAACTTAAATCCATAAACATCTCCGGTTAGGTATTGATCATAAGTTTCTACTTCTGCCTCAAGACATTTAGTAACTTTATCTAGTGTTTCAGGATCAATATTACCATATTCTTTTAGAATAGTACTTGTAGGACAATAAATGTATCCAACCTGACCAGAATCCCATCTACAAGAAAATGATGATGTGCTCATAGTAATACCTGAATGATCATATAGATAAAGAGGTAAACATACCCAATCGTTTTTTAAATTAAGCCATTCTTCTAGTGTTTCCGCATCACCGTAAATTTGATCATACATCTCAAGATCTTGTAAAATTAGATTAATATCTAAAGAATCTGCCATATCCATTAGAGCTGCATGTTTATCAGATACTTGTTTATCACCCAAATTATATCTAGAATGACAACAAATCATAATACCAAGATTATCCCATTCACGGGGACTCTCAGGATCCTCATCCTGATAAATATTTAATACATGATCGTTTTTTAATTCAATTCTTTCTACTAAATCCATGATTTTATGTTTTATAAATCGTAAAATACTTCAGTTATTTCTTGTTTTACAGGAGCTTCTGTATCAAATAAGTCTAACTGGTTAGGATTATCATCAGCTAATTTAGCTAGTTCGCTAACTGGAGTTAAAGATTTAAATATCTTATTCATATAAGTATGAATAGCTATATGATTAGAAATCCAATCTAAAGGATGCGATTTTCTTAATGCAATTGATACATGAGTATATAAATCCCATAAAGAATTCAATGATGGTAATAACGGATCCTTAATGTTATTAACTATAGTACTAGACTGAGTAGGAGTAAGTATTTTATCAATAAAATAAAGCAATCCTAGTATTTCAGCATGTTTTTCCTTACCCAGAATTAGTTTACTAAAGTTTTCATGATCCCGAACAATAGTATTATAGTACAAAGAACATTGATTAATCTGATCATGAATATGTTGAATAGCTTCTTGATCAGCATTACCGGTATGTTTACGAACAAATGACCCGATATTACCTGGTATATATGTAGCGCTATAGGGTAATGTAGGAGAAGCCGTAGCTCCAGCTATACATTGAAACTTTACTTTTTTATTATAGCTATTAACCCAGCTAAACAATATACCTAGATCAGTATCATTAGCAGGTTTAATAACATAAGAACCCTGTGCTATATCACCATTATTAGCAATTTTATAAGACTCTTTTAAAATCGTAAGATTATTATTAGCTAACTGTTGTTTAACATTATCGATTATAAATCCATGACTAATAACTGTATAGCTATTAGCATGATTAGGTAATGTAACGGAGCGTAAATAACTCTCCGTTACGATAGGCATTGATACTTTCATAATTTAAAATAGTTTAAGTTGACTAGAATCGAATTCGATATTTTCGATTTCTTTATAAATTTTGTCTAAATAATAACCCATATTAATATCATAATCACTCCACTTCATCTCTACATACTTATTAAATACGGTTATCATGGCTCGTTTATCCGCTTCTATCTGTACTTCCCTTCCATCTTGAACATTTCGTTTTGTTATCTTACAACCCTTATTACTTATATAATAGCGTATTACTTTTTGTAATTCCTCTTTCCTCATTGCCCCTTTTATATAACATATCTTTTCTAATACCCAACCAGAGTTAGTTTTGAAACCTGCACAAAAATCAAATATATTTGAATTTTTAAATAAGGTATCTTCAGGTAAAATATTGTGTACAAAGTAGTTATAGATTGACTTAGGAACTACTAAAAAGCTTTTATTCTTATGTAACGCTAGTTCAGAAAACTCAAATCTACCCTTACATTTAGTAGCTGAATAATAACATTTATCATTAGATTTTCTAAATACATAATAAGGATTACTAATAATTAGCTCGTTATAAATATCAACCGGTACTTCTTTTTCTTTATACACGGCGATATAATTATTAACGTCGGCTAGAATCAAACTCTGATATATATCATGTTCAAGTTCTAAACTAGTTAGCTTTTCCCATTCTTTACATATCTCGTAATACTTATCAATTGAATCATTAGGTATTAAGTTTTCTACTCCATCTGTATTTTGCATTAACGGAATAGACCCCGGTATACCTAAAGATATCATTTCATATAACATCATAAGAGTTAACTGACCATTAATAGTAACTTTAAGAGTTAGTTCCGGATCATATAAAAAACTATTAGCATCATTACTAAGACCATATGTACTATTTAAAATAATCTTGTAAATATAGTTCCTTACATCCTTTTTAGATATCTTACGTCTTTCTGTAAAGAACCATTCGTATAACTCATTAAAATCTCTACTAGGTATATGTGCTGGGGACCACTTATTACGGATAATAAGATTAGGATAAAAGCTTACCACATCACTGGTAATAAGCGTATAATTATCATCTGATTTATAAATACCGCTTTTAGTAGCACCGTGAGCACCACCTAGACCAAAATCAGTCTTAACGTTCTTATGAGTAATATTTGTTTTAAATACTCCCTTAATATTATTAGGATCCTCAATAACAATAGACTTAAAAACTTCAAGTAACTCCTGAAATTCTGGAGATTGAAACTTTACAAAAGGTAATATAATATCCTTTAATACAATCTGTGTACGATAAGTCCTCATCTGACGAAGATCATATTTAGAAATACCCGTAGCTTTAGTTAAAAAGTGTAAGAATAATTCTTTACTAATCTTAGGTTCTGAAGCACTCATTAAAGGTATATCATATTCTACTGTTAAGTCTTTCCTTAGTTTAATAGCCTTTTTAGATAAATGGAATATATGTTTAGTAGAACTTACGTCATTTCTACAATAACTTAATATCAAATTTATCTCATCTAAAGTAGTAATATGTTTACCATGATAGATTGGCATATCCTGAATATTCTTCCAATCCATAGTATACTGAATCCATTTAAGACTAGATCTTTTAGCCGGGTTGTCCCAGTGATTTAGCTTAAATACATCAATTTGAGGTATACTAAGATTTTTTTCAGAATACTCAGGAAATTCACCATTATCTTGTCTTTCGATAATTTTCTGCGAAACTTGGTAAATCATATTGCTAATTTGAGATCCGTCTAATTCTTTAAGTAACTCACTATTCTTAAGAATATACTCACTTATTTGAGAATCAAAGGTCAAACCATTAAAGCTGATATGATATTGCTTATTGTGCTGACTATCTAGTAAAAACCTTAAAAGATCATTGAAATCATTTTTAAGCTTATGAATAACAAATTCTTTACGAGTCTTTTCTAGATAGTGTTCAGCTACTAATATGGTGCAATTGGATAGTGTTTCATAGTCAATTACCCAATGAGACTTCATACAAAGAATTTAGTAATTTTATCTTCGTTATAATTAATAGTCATTACTTTAAGAAAATCACAGATATCTTCTTTATCTCTGATTACTGTTTCGTAATACTGTGTTGTTTGTACTCTTTCTTGTTTATACGGATTGTAATTTGTCTCTGATTCTTTCTTTTCTTCAGGTAACATTTTACGTACCAATGGATATCCGCTAGGATCCAGTTTAGGTAACATTTTAAATGTATCTTCTCGGTGTTTAGTAAGAACTAATAAGATCTGTTTTTCCGGATGAAATATACATTCTATAAAAGGACTATCATTTGTTAAAGCAATAGCCATAAAAGTTGGTAATGATTTATATCCACCATCATTACCCATATCTGTCCACATACCAGTGGTCAGAAACATTGTTGATTCTACCATAATTACGATTTAAAAATTAATATATCTGAGTTAAACGTTTCTTTCTCTATATCAGGCTTATCACAAAGCTCTACCACACTCTTCAAATTTTCAATATCAATGTTAAGTAAACGACTATATATCCCATAATATTTATGAGGATTAAGAAAACTATCGATATATACTGAGTTAGAATCGGAATTACCGAAATATTTGAGAATTTTAATTTTTGTTCTGTATTCTAGTTTTGAATATTTACCATTAAGGAAATTGTCCCAATCTTTAGCGTTATTGCTAAGGTCATAGTTACAAATAACCAACTTGCCAATAACTTCCTTTGATTTAAATCTAGGATGTTTTAAAATTACATTATTAACAAATATGCTAAACCTTGGAGTATCATCATTAAGATATGTACATGTTAATATACAATCCTCAGGTTTAGTTTTATTACGCCAATTTATATAAGTCTCGGTCGGCGGAAGATCTCTACCCTTCACCATATCTAACAGTGGATAAAGAAATACACGAGACTTTTGAAAATACTTAGAGTATAAACAAGAAATAGTACCCATAAATGTGATTTGCTTGCTACAAAATTATACAACCAGAAGCTAAATCAAAAGGCAATTCGAAATTTTTATTAACATAGTGCCAATTAAATACCTCGACTTTTTCCTTAAGTGCTGATAACCAATCCTTCATCGTATCAATGCTTATCTCAAATACGCACTTTTGAACAAAAGGATCTACCACAATAAAAGAATATTGTAAACTATAATCAGGATACTTTTCAGTAAACTCTGCTTCACATAAAGTATAATAAATAGCAGCCTGAAGATCATATCGATAATAATCAATAGATTCTTTAAATCTATCTATAGCTTTAGAAGTAGTCTTTAAATCTACAATTTTTATACACTTTTGGTTGTGATCAATAACCAATCTATCCAAATAACCTTTAAGCTTAAAAGAATAGTTTAAAAACGTAGATTCTAAATACTTTTCACTATAGATATCAACTCCTGCTGGATTATTACAATATAAAGCATAACAGATAATTTCATCTGAAATAAGCTCATCTCGTAATTCCATACATTTTTCATAACTTTTCTGTTCTATTAGTATCTTAGAACTTAATTGTGTTAGAAAGTTAAAATAATTAATATTATCTTCAGTTAAAACTTTAGCAATTCTTTGTTCATCTGTCTTAAGATTTTGATAATAATTAAGGTTAACCATTAGTTCTAATATCTCATACTCAAAGTTTTCTAAAGACTTACTAGAATGTTCCGGATTCAGTGTTTTATTATACATTGCATCAACAATAATCTTAGCATTATCTTTTGGTATTTTACCTGGAGATATGATAAAAATCTTGTCAAAGTTATCCGGTTCTAACACTAAAGTATGAAGCAGTTTTCCTTCAACTAAATGAGTATCAAGACTTTCCTCTTTTTGGTTTAGAACATAATGTCTATAAAATAATTTAGGAGAAAATAATAACTTATTTAATCCTGAATAACTTAGAAGAAACGGCTTTTTATAAAACCGTTCTTCTTCTGTAAGGTGTTTAAGCATCTTTATAATTCGAATTTAACGGATGTATCTGGATCATACAAATTTATAAATTTTGGTTTAGGTACAATAATTATATCAACTAAATCTGATGACAATCCATTAACAATACTTTTAGCTTCTTCCTGAAATATTCTATTACATTGCGATCTATCTATTTGATCATTATAGTTTTCAAACATATAATTTAAAAACCCTGCTGAATCCATATCATATAATTTTCTCAAGTTATTAATATTATTAAATACCTTAAGATTTTTATAAATCGGGTATATTAATTTACTACCATGATCCTGATAAAGATGATATAAATACTTTATACTAGCAGAATAGTCACAATTAGCAATAGTCTGAAAAGCTAGTATATGATTTTCTTCATCATTAGATGACAATATACTATCAAGACTTAAATAAAGTTCTTCATCGATTATATTACTACTTGGAATAGCTTTATATAATGAATTTTCTGATACAAATGGAATCTTATTAGCTAGACTATAATAAAGAATCTCTGCAAATAATGGTGTTATAAAATAAAAAGTATTTAAATCTATAGTAGTGCTATTACTAGTATACATACCTAATGTAATAATCTTATCAAAACTCAATCCGTGATAATCAGTACTACTAAAATCAAAAGTTTTATACCGTTCGTTATATTTAGTTCGCGGATTTCTAATTTCATGATTATTAGGATGTTCCTGTACATAAGATACAGCTTTACCCACTAGATAATTAATAGTAGGAAACTCTTCACAATAATCATCATAAGTATAAAAAGATTTACTAGTATTTATAAATACTGTAGCTTTTGTATGGTCATTCGTTACTGTAGCTTTTATAGATTTACAATACTCTTTTATTTTAAACATTGGAATCTTACATCCTGGAAATATATAAACTTTATCTCCTGATTTTATATCATAAGCATTATAATCACTTTCAAAAAATTTATCATTAAGCTTAATATAAGTAGCTTGATCTATTTCGTGAATACCCCCTAATTGATAGGGGGTGTTATAACCTTCACGATAAACTAGACCTACAGTACGTTTTATAAACTTTAACTTATCTACAATATCAAAGTTTATAGGTATAAGAGAAGTTTTTTTAGCCATATTATTTAATTGCTATTTGTACAAGTTTCGGGTGCATTAGTAGCTTTTGAAATCGTTGTTTATCATAATTAACAATAGATTTAATAATGAAATACCTAAGATCATTAGTAAATAAGTCTTCGTCAATACATATATTAATTAATCTATCAATTAGCTTTTGATCACAACCCACATTCTCAACATGATAATATGTATAATTAATAATCCTGGTAGCGATTACACCAGCTATATCCGCTCGATAATCATTATCTTTACCGATAGCATCTACTAGTTTCTTTTGAGTAACATCCCAGTCTTTACTAGTAAGGATTTCTTTAGGATGAATTAATTTATCAAGTTTATTATTGATAAACATAGTAAACATAGTGCTAAACTCCGGTCCTACAGATCCTTCACCTAACATCTGGATAAGCGGTAATTCTTTCTCAAAATCTTTAATAGAACTAATAGAGTTAAAGAATGTGGTAATAACCCTGGCATTAGTTTGTTCTGTTACTAGCTCCGGGTGCATAATTAGAAAATTAATACAACGATTATCTAATTGACAATTTTCTGCATATCTACCCCAACAGTCAATATCAAATTGTAGATTAATTGTTATAAATCGAGTTTTCTGAGCGTTATCCATACTAGTTACAAAATACTCACCATTATCAGGATTTGAGCTTAGTAATACCATAGATCCTTTAGGTAATTTCCATGAAATATATTCTTGTCTGTCAATAATTTCCATAGATGCTTGAAGGAATCTAGAATCGGCTCTTGAATAATCATCCAATAATAACATTAACGGTTTATCTTTACCTTGTATCCAAGCTGGAGGAGCATAAGTCATACGCTTCTGACCAGTTGGGTTATATTGACCTTGTATATAGGTAGGTAATAAATTTTCTGGTACCCATTTAACTGTATCACCTTTCTTTACTTCAAATTCTTTAACTGGAAATCCGGTTAAATCACCTATTTCTTCTATCTGACTAAGACATAATTTTTCAAAATCCATATTAAGCTCCTGAGCTATCTGGGTAATTACACTCGTCTTACCAATACCCGCTGGTGATTCTACATTAATAGCTACCGGATTTTTACCTTGTTCTTGTATATGTTGATTATTACTAACCATATACTTTATAAGAGTTTTTAACTCATCTACATTTAATTTTACATTTGCACTCATAATTGTAATTTAATTTTATAACCTTGTAATTCTTCGTTAATATTACTGTTGGAACTATGTACCCATAAAGTACGAATTTGACATTTAGGCGGTGCGGGTGCTTCACCATCTGTAAATACGATAAGACCAGTATATACTGAGGTATGATTATTAGTATACTCTATTATAGGTTTGAAATCTGTACCACCACGACCATGTATTTCAATTTTATCACTTGGTTTAAACGGTATAACTGATCGTACATCTGTATCACATTGTAATATAGTTACATCACTACCGGTCTTATATATGTGGTGAATCTCATTCATAAACTCTTTAAGTTCACCATCACTAACAGATCCAGATGTATCTATAGCAACTAATAAATGTCGCCTTTTCTTAATCTTAAGACCAGCATCTTCTACAAACCTCTTGTTCTCTTTACGCTGCATCTTCTTGGTATAGACTTTACTAGATCCACCAGCAAATCTTCTAACATAACTTTTCCAGTCAAACTTAGGCGGTTCTACTTTAAATAAATCATCTATATAACTTTGTAATTCACCAGGTATAGTACCTCTATTCTTAATACTATTAGCTATTTCTTTTAAGTGATGATCTATTTGAGAACCTAGTAATTTCTTTTCAGTATCACTTAAGTTATCAAATTCTTCCCAATCATGATTAGGAACCATATCACCATCACCATCGTGAATATCACCATTAGTTATAGCTTCCATGACCATTTTTATCTTAGGACTATTATTAGCAGCTTGTTGAAGCTTATCATAATAATAACGAGTACCTTTCTTAGGTTCAAGATTAAGATCCGCAAATGTTTCAAGTGTCATACCTCCAGGTGGAAGATACTGTTTATCAATGAATTGATTAATTTCTAAATCCATAGCAATATTAGCTATCATCTGATTTTCAAATTCATCATGCCTAAGTAAATGGAAAAATACTATATGTAATCGTTTATGTTAACTCATGCTTTCACATGAGACCGGACTATACCTTGATCCTCTTTCTAGAAGGACCGCTTATTGTAGTCTCTGAACCTCTTTGTTTTATTTCGTTATAAAAGATTGCATGCTTTCTATGTAAGAATACTGTAGCATTATTGTACATATATGTATATAATGTAATACTATCCTGTACAGAAAAGCTAAGTATTGACAAACCGTTCTTGCGTACTTGAACTGTTTTCTTACTGGTAGGTAAGTATTGAACAAGCTTGTTCAAGAAGGTATATGTTCCACAGAATCCTGACATTAATCTTTTCCAGGAAGTATTCTTAGAAGAATATACTCCAACTGTTCCATCTCCATCAAAATATCCTCTTATAAAATGAGGAACAAGAGAAGAATCTAGATCCGGAAATTCTAGAGTCAGAGATTTTCTAGGAGTACATCCTATAGAATTAAGACTTTTAAACATTCTCTCAGAAGTTAAGCTTATACTAAAACATTTCTTTTTATACTTTTTGTGATAAGCTGTATATACAGGTGCTGTAGAATTAAGATCTAATAGAAACTGTTCTAAGATATATTTATCTTTTGATATAAGTCTTACTGTAAAGGATGATCTGTTCATAGATATATTACCATCTGCAAACATCAAGCCCAGAAAATATGCTTTCCTTTCTGTGTCAATAATATCAAAGTAGTTATGATCTAATCTGTATTTGATATTAGACTCTCCTACTTTTCTAAGCACACCTTCTATTCTAAGAATGTTACGGATGTTATCTTTACTCTTCTTTATAACTTTTGCAATCTTTTGTATACTCAATTTTTCTTTAGTATACATTTTTAATATAACAGGTTTATACATATTAATATCTTTCATATGAAATGTATTATGATGTAATATACCTAAATTATACCAATAAAACAAATTTGGCTGCGGATTGTCCAATTTTAATCCTTTTTACCATATCTAAGTAGTTAGCTTAGCCACCAGGTATATCACTATCCTAGCTTGGTAGATTAAACTCTAAGGAGTTTCCCGCAATTTAAAGCATTTTACTTACAGATTACTCTATAAGGAGCCCAATTTAAGCTCATGATGTAATAAGCCTATCCTATGATTAGGTTCTAAATTAGACCAGAATTCTTCATTTACATCTAGTTTATAGTTAATTCCTTGTTTACTTACTCCTGCTGTAGGAACCTTTTTACTTACCTTTTTATCTAGGAGTAACATATACATCCCATAGAAAGGTTGTTTTAGCATAAGGTCCTTACCAGTTTTAGATATTTCATTTAATACTTTTTGACTCATTTCTTTTTACTATTTTTAATTCATAATCTTCTTCTAAAAAAGTTGAACCCGAAGAGATATACATTTTTGTAACAAGCTTTTCAAATCTTTTTATTAAATAGTTTATTGCATCTTCATCTTTATGTCGATACAATAATTCGTAAGCTTGATTAGTACTACCAGCATAATAAGACCCTTTATCACTAAGAATAGGTATTTCCGCGAATATTTCTCGTTTTATACTATAATTATCGACATGTATTAATAATAATGTAATCCAGGGAGCTGACTTTACTAAATCACATTCTTTTAAAATACCTATTAAAACTACTAGATTTTCTTTATCAGGACTTAATAATAAGTCTAAGTGTCTATCAAAGTTCGATTTGTTGATGATGTGTTTCTCCATCTATTTTAAGTGTTTAAAACAACTAATCTTCAATTTTCATGGTTTTTATAGCCCATAATTCAGGTTTTCCTGATTCAATCATCTTAAGCCACTCTTTAGCAGATGGAATATAGCCGTTACAGTCTTCTTTTACATGTTGTTCTCCGATATATCTTGTGTATACAGTTTTACCTTCTGAATTTTCAAAACTTGGTCCAAACTTTTTCTCACATTCAAATATTCCTTCACTGTGGTGACGGAACATTCTATGTTTACTATGTCCTATCCAAGCTTTAGTTTCATCAAACCAGTTGTGAATTGCCTCATAATCAGATACTTGACCTCCAAATTTCTTTACTGAGCTTTTACAATGTTGTAACGGATGTCCCATATTTTTCTTTAATAATCTCAATTAGTTTTTTAATACATTCAAGTTCAGCTTCTTCATAAGTTTTATAATCATCTTTTGAAAAATCATGTGAACCATATTTGAATTTACCTGTTTTATAACAAAAGCACTCCATATCACCTCTCCAAAGAATCTCAGCTTGTAACTTATACTTCTCTCTAAACCATCTAAATGCTTGTTGGTAGAGTGGTGCAAATAGTACAGAAATTTTAAATTCTCCTGGAAAAACTTTTTCTATTATCAATTCAATATTAGGTGTTGTTGTACTCCACCATCCTAAACAAGGTTCATCAAATCCTAATTCTTTAAGAGCTAGAGCTTGTTCATATGTTACAAATTCTCTTTCCATGTTATTTATTTTTGTTTAACTATTTCTATTAACTTGTTTAAACATTCAAGTTCTGCCTCTTCATATGTTTTATATTCTTCAGATCTATCTATTCCAAACACAGTGTAAACATATACTCTATTGGTTAAGTCATCACTTATGTCATACACTATTTCATGTTGTAGACTATGCTTCTCTCTAAACCATCTCCAACATTGTTGATATAGTGGGGCAGTACAATAAGCGTCATACATTCCTAATTTGTTGCAATTGGAGTTCATTTTACCTTCTTCCCCAATATAGTTGCCTTGTCCATTGTAATACCCAAAACAAGGTTCATCAAATCCAATTGACTTCATATCAAGAGCTATCTGATATGGTACAAAATTACTTTCCATTCCTTGTTTTTTTACTTCTTCCATTATAATTTATTTTCTATTGTTCCTGAATGTTGATATGATTCTATATCATAAACACGTATATTATTTGAAATTGAATATTCTAAGGTATCAAGATCAAGATGTATTTCTCCATAACCTCCATCATTATTATACCAATCTTCAATATTTTGTAATAAATTAGAATAACAGTAATCGCTAATAGCTTCTCTAATAGCTTCTCTATCAATATTGTCCATTTCAATTATATATTTTTCATTACCTCCAGCATCTTCAGTTAGTATTTCGTCTATATCACCACTATCTCCACTACCAGAGTATCTGATTATTAATTTAATATAACCCGCGTCTTTTAATTTAGTTAGTTCTGAAATCATTTTTTTTTTGTTTATAAAATTTACCTAAAATATTAGAATTCAAGAAGTTATCTTTTTCGAGTACTTCATGTATAAATTGATATTTAGTTTCCATATACGATAATTCTAATTTAGAATAACAAATACATAGTATTTCTCTTTTAATTTTTACATCATCGTTATGAGCTTTTTTTAATACCTCGTTACTACTATAGTAGTTTTCATATGCTAGTTTCTTTACCCGTTTATAGGTCTTTTTACGTTTATCAGTAGGTAAATCTTTTTTAGCTAATTTAGATTTTCTATCGGAATAAAAGTTCTTTTTACCGATATATAACATAGAAGCACCATCTATTACAGCGCTCATAATATATACAAATCCAACACTATTTTCAGGTATCATTTCTGAAGTAAAGACAACTCCTTTATAAATCCAACTCATAGATATTGATTTAAAATTTGTTTTACTTGGTCAACTCCATAATCTTTAATAGAGTCTGATAGATCTTTAGATAACGGAATTGATATAAATTCTATATTATATTTTTCCTTATACTTTAAAGCCTGTGTTTCACCGGTTTTATCATTATCATATAAAACATATACTTTTGGATACTTATCTAATATCTTTTTAACAAGATCTTCTTTAAGCATAACCGTCTCACTATTAGGAGCTAAAAAGTCTACGTCATACCCTAAGGATACTAGACTTAACCCATCTTTTATTGACGATACTATTACTAAAGTTGATTTATCCCAGGTTAATTGATCAAAACCTTGAACATATTGTTTATAGATATTAAATTTCTTATCAGTTTGTAAAGGAGAATATGTCTTATACAATGTACCGTCTTTCTTAGTATAAGCGTACATCATACCTTTCCTTAGTCTGAAATTTTTATAACCATTATCAAATAAGATATATTCTAATGGATATATGTTATATTTCTCTAGTAAAGATTGACTAATATTATAGGATTGCCAATATGTAATATCAGCAAAAGAATATGGTCTTACCTTATACTCTTTTATCTGATACTTAGGTGTCATATTAGGTTGAAGTTTTTTAGGTACGTTTCCCGTATCTATAAACATTTTATAATCATTAATAATAGTTTCTTTAGCTTCATAATAAGTTACATCCTTTTTATTTAAAAGCTTACTAATCATGATATAAAAGTCAATGATATTACCACCTTTACCTATTGAAAAATCGTGAAATAATAATCGGTCATCCTTATAATAAAAAACTAATGAAGGCTTAGTATCTTTAGGATTGAATATTGATAATACCGAATGATTTTTTATATTATCGGGTATTTCAACACCGGCGTAATAAAAATATACCCAATGATCTGGTATATCTTTACAACTAAGTACTAAACTTGTCTTTATCATAATTAATATAGTTAAAAAAAGGAGTCCTACTTGATTCAGACTCCTTTGATTAATTGCCGGATTTTAAATTAAAGATCAATATCAAAATCAGATCCTGAATCAGAATCAGAATTATCATTTGTTTCTTGACTTGGTAGCTTTATAGCATGAACATCAGAATCAAACTCTACAACTTTAGATAAATCACCATCAGCTGAAGAATATGGATAACGTCCATCTATTCCATACGGAAAAGATAAATCCCATTCTAAATAGTTACTATCTCTTTTTTTATACTGTGTACCTTGAATACATACATATAGCCATTTATCTTCATAGGGAGCATCATCATTAAACGCTTTAACAAAATCTTCAACGGTTTCATATTTACCATCTACAGATTTCCACCAATCCATACAACCTAGACTTAAACACATACCCTTTATACTAGCTAGTACAGAACTAACTGTATCTCGAGGTTTACCGTTTTTAGTTCTACCGGTATAGAATGGAAAAGGATTAGCCTTTACCCAAGACACTCTACCCTCGTGATCACCTTTACTGGGATCATCCTTATCTATTTGAAATCCTTGAAAATCACCTCCTACAGGTTCACTTTCAAGAACATAAATAAGATTAACAGCATTTTCATATCCTCTAATGTTTACAGGATTATACTTTACGCTTACAATCTTAACTTTGTGATTACCTGGTTCTAACTTTTTATTCCATGTACCACCTTCACTCTTTGCTGATTTTGTTGTTCTAATCATACCTTTTTATTTAAATGTTAACATATACTCTATCCCAATGAGTAATAAAATTACCCGATCCATCATCTTCTGATAATACTATTTCAGCGTTTTCTAAATGTTTAGGTCTAGCGCCACAAGCAATTTTATCAGAAGTTTTAAAACTTAATATATTCTGATTTCCTTTTCTATATAAATACCCAATAGCGTCTGATTTATAAGCCGCTGAGGTTTTAATCTTACCAGTAAGATCTATATCCAAAGCGCTGAAATCTGAACCAGCTTTATCTAAGTTTACGTCCTTAACATGTCCTAACAATATAATATGATCAGCACAAGACTTAATCTCATTAACAGTTGATGAAAACGCGTCTCTTAACCATTTATAACCAGCTCCATTAGGTAGATTAAGAATACTATGTAATTCTTTCTTTCTAGGACCTGGACCAGTTATAATACCTTTAGGGTCTTTGGCTAACCAACCTTTACCCATAGGACTTCTATCATACAGAATATCAGCATATTCTACACACATTTCTTCAAGAGCTGTAATAGTATCAATAGCTATAAACTTATAAGGCTTATCAGCTTCTTTAATAGCTTTGATTACAGCAAATAATTCTTTTATAGAATTAGCTTGAATCTTCATAGCATCTACATATTTACTTCCTTTTTCTAAATCAATGATTAGACAATTAGGAAGAGCTGCAATAGCTGTTGTCTTTCCTACCTTAGGTTTAGAAAAAATTATAAGGTTTGTAGGATTGTCAGAATCAGCTTTTACAATTTCTGTCGGTAATTTAATTTCCATTATTCTATGCTATCTATTAATATATTTAACCATTCTTTATCACTAACAGGTTGTTTCCAAATAATAGCCGCGAAGTCCTTAATAGTCATTTGACTAATTAATTCTTCTTTATTTGCGTCATTTGTTTTAGGTTTTAAAACAGTAGTGATATTAGATTTAAAATCGTTTACTTTGTCTTTATTAAATATTAATTCGTTATTTCTACTTACAACAATTAATTTTGAAGTAGGTATGAAATATTGTACAGCACTGGGAATAACATCATTGGATTTAATATATTTTTTCCATTCCGGATCATATTTCCATTTCCATAATGTACGCTGTGAATCTTCTATATCATACTTCTTACTTACAAATTCAGTATAAATATCTTTCTCGTTTCGTAATTCACTTGCGAAAAAGCTTATACAAATTTCACTATGATTGACCGGTTTATATGCTGTTCTAGGTATAAATAACGGATCAATACAATTCATCTTTCTAAAGATAGGCTCGTGATACGCTCTTAACTCCTGTATCCTCTTTCTTTTTTGACTTGTATCCATATTATTAATTCTTAATTTTAACGTCTCGAGGCGGAGGTGGAGTTTCTACAATAGACATCTTTTCAAACTCCGCTCTAAAGAAACTCATTCTTGTATCTCCATTTCTAACTTTTAAGAAATGAGCTACTAATACTCTGTCATCATCAATTATCCATCTTTCAGGACCATAAATTCTTATATTTTTAGCTCCCGGTCTATTAAACGCTACTACAATATCAGCATGTTGAAGTAAAGCATCTGAACCGAATATGTCGGAGTCTAAAATATAATTACCATGTTTACCGTCACCAGTTCTTTCAACACTATCTACGTTTCTATTAAGCTGGCTTAAAATAATAAAAATTACTGGGTACTTTCTTTTCAATCTAGTAAGTGCCTCTCCTAGATGATAAAGGGTATCCATCCTGTCATTTTCAAAATTAGTTTTCTTAAACAATAATGAATGATCTACAGTGATTATACCTGGCACATACTGTTTATCATTTCCTACTACTTTAGCGTGATATTCAAACCAAGCTTCTATAAACTGCTCAAACTCATTTACAGTACAAGGATTTTCAACTATTTCGATAGGATCATTAACCTTTTCTTTAGAGTATTCAATACACTTTTTAAAATCATCATCACTTATCTTATAATTATCAGCGCTACATACTTGTTTATAAGATTTAGATAATACAGAAGAATATTCTCTGATAGCACCAACTTTAGCTACCATTTCAAACTGAAATTCTAAAACTCTAAAATAGGTATGTTTATTTAAATTAAAAGCCTCACGAATAATCTGATCTTTAATCATAGTCTTACCCACAGCTGGGCGACCACCTATTACAATCATACTATGCCATTCAAATCCATCAACAGCTGAATCATTAAACCTTTGCCAAGGAGTTTTAATACTTTTAATTAATCCGTCTTTTCTTAATTTAATATAGTTTAAAGCGTTTTTATAAGCTTCTCGTTTGGTTATCCAAGGTAGTTTACTCTCTTCCATCGTTATCAGTTCTATTTATAGACAGGAAAACAAATTTATAAAATCTTGTGAAAATAACAATAACAAATTCAATATATATATATTGAATAATGTTAATCTTAACAATTAAATTTCTTATTATCAAAAATACTATTACGCTTAATAGTATCGCAAATACAATCTTAAATAAGATTTTACCAAAATCAATCATACAACTTTTGTTTTAAAATAAGTATCCTCATCTCCATCTTTAATTAATTCACAATAATCAGCTAATAATGACTCTCTTATCTTTTCTTGAGTAGTTTTTATTATAAAATATTGAGAAGTTCTACATGACCTATAGTTTTCCGATTGTTGAACATTTAGATACTTTAAAGTAGCTTCGAATATAATATCCCAACTATAATCATAATCTTTAAAAAATTGAGAAAACGCATGTTTAAGTACCTTACTAGATACTCTAGCTGATTTACCA